ACAAAGTCGTCGACCCGACCATCTCTGAGGAGTGGTTCTAGAAGGATCCAATTGGGCTCGCTATACTTTATCTTCGTGCACCCCCTACCAAATCTTCTCGCATATATGTACCACGCCGCGATACTTTTATATGTGTGAATTGGTCTCTTTCCCTGTTCTAAGCATCGACGTAGGGATGGAACGACGAAAGTGTGAAACTTTGTGAATCCATCCATACAGATTCTATCCAAGCTATCACCATTAGATTCACTTGAAATTCTTTCTTCAACCTGTTCCATGTATTCGTATAGATCGAAGGGAACTTCGCTTTCTATGGATGGAACAATCTCTTCTGTTTGAAGTTTTCTAAAATGTTCTCGGTGCACTGAATTCGCCATAACTTGATCAAATGTGGAGTATCCCGCGAGGGCTCCGAGATACGCGAGAGATGTGTGCCCCCCATTGAGAATACGTATTTTTGTTTCTTCATAGGGTTCGAGATTTGAAGTCAATGTGGCACCAACTAGGGATAGGTCTGGAAATGTGGATGCAAAGTTATCTTCGATGACCCATTGAGAATATTCTTCAGTTTGGACGGGATTATTACCATAACCTGGAAACATTTCTTCAATTTCTTCTTTCAAAAATTCTGTTGTTCTGGGTGTAATTCTATCTACCATACACGATGGGAATTTCACATTTTCCTTGACCCATATTGCCAGTTCATGTTGGTTTGTTTGGTAGAGGTAAGCTAAGAATTGTGTTTCGAGGACAAGACCATTTTGGCGGATATTGTCACAGCACATGATTGTGATGGGTGAGTTTCTGTTTCTGAGACCACACGCGAGATATTCAAAGAGTGGAGATCCCGGAGAATACCCACTTTCTGTAACAGTAATAGTTACGAGATGAACACTGGGAAGTGTGAGTAAGTGTTTGGCAATTGCTCTACTCTGTGTCCAATCTACGTAATCCAGGTGAGACCTCACCAACCTACATTGTGAGGGTGTTTTCAAAACATAGTCTTCTATTTCTCGGAATCCTTCATTTCTCAGATTGACGGCGACAATTCCCCAACTGAGGTCGCCAGTCTTTTCCATGTAGTCGTCTAGGTATACAGCCTGATGTGCTCTGTGAAAGGCACCATAGCCAATATGTATTACACCAATTTGGCATTCAGACTTGTCATAAGATGTTTTATACATTACCTTAATTAGTATTTGAAAAAAATACTTAGACAATAGAGACGTGTTGTGTTTAAGATGGATGACTTGTTAAAAGTTATGCAAATAATAGACCAAAACTCCGAGAAGTTTGGGGATGGTCAGTATTTAGAAATTTGTAATCACTTGAAGAATGCGTATTCTGCTAGGGCGGATCCGGTATATCTTTTTAATTATGGGGAGATGAGAAGGGGGGAGGGTCCTTTATTTTTCGAAACACTCTACGATAAGGCTATTGATGCTGATTACAATTTCCTTCATGGGCAGATTGATTATTTACAGAAGGAGCGTACCGAATATAAAAAACTTGTTCGACTGACCAAGCGTGTAAAACTTGATGCACAATACGAGTACTGTGAAATAATGCAACTGAACGACGCTGAGTGGGAGGCATTAACTCCAGAAGTAAAACATAGAATATATAATCGATATTTACTTCATGAGAATGAATTTCGGGAAAAGTACAGAGAATCTATTACACAACAGATCGGATGGCTTCAAGATGCTATAGAAAAGTTAGATGATGTATAAAGAATAATTGCGAAGAAGTGTAAATGATTACTTTGCAAGCAAGTATAACGAAGCGACCTTGTATAAAAATAAAGCGTCGTGTAAAATCATTTGCTTCGAAGAACATTGATCCATATCGTGAATCATCTCTGCGTTATATGGGATATGCGAATGAGGTTGGTGAAGCATGTACCCCCTTTATTCCTGATTGGGGTTTACCAGCTTCATATTGTGTAGCGATTTCATATATTGTGTTTGATACGATTGATAAGGCTGAAAAGGCTTATGAAAGTGCCCCCAAGGAACGAAAGTTGGAGGAAACATTGAAGAAAACACTTGAGACTTTGATATGGCAACTACTTGCGTCTGTTTTCTGGTCTGGTTCCTGTATTCGGTTTATAACATCTATTGCGGAGATTGGCACAGACAATGAGTATCTTTCAACGCTCGTGGGTCTATTGGCTATTCCGCAAATTATAAAACCCATCGACAACACGGTTGATACGATAATGGAGGGTTCGGTTTCAAAAATCATCGGTGGTGAATTTGACAAGAAGTATCTAATGAACACCCTGGCTTCGGCCAGTCTTCCTCCTACACTTTATAAGTTTGCTGATATGTTACACAATCTTGACAAGAAGTATTTGATGGATATACTTACTTCAATGAGTATTCCACCGGTGGTTTTTAAAGTTATGGATGTGATAAAAAAAATTGACATATCATAATATTATGGAGCACCTCAAGGAGGTGATGCAACACATTGACAACAATTCAGAATACCTACCAGAGGGTGAATATCTGAAAATATGTCGATGTTTGCATAAAGCCTTTAAGTCTTACCCGGAGCAGAGAGAATCTATTTCATCTAGTCTCCTTTATGATGGATTAGCATGGCCTCCACCTTTCCGTTTATACGATATCTGGAATCAACTTCAACAATTGAGACGCGACCTCAGTGAATGTAGAAATCAGACTGAATTTTTTAGTATACGCGCCGATTCTGATAGACTGAAACAGACATACATAGAACTTGTAGATTCAACAACTACTGATCCGAGGTTGAGATCTGCTTGGATATCTAGAATTTAAACCTAAGTTGAATGAAAAAATAAAAAAAACCAAAACAAAAAATGGAAGACCTCCGAGACCTCATGGCCGAACTCGATACCATTTCCAAGTCAATTCCAGAGGGGAGTTACTTGAAAATGTGTGACCTCATGAAGGGTGTTCATGACGGAATATCCAATGCTGCACAGACTGTTAATCGTCTCGGAGATAATATTCGTGAAATGGAGATGCTTTACCAAGAACGTTTTGATATTCTCAACAATCAAAATCCACCCACGATTGATTCTAGGAGTCTTCCTGTGATTCCCCCGTTCCAGGCGGTTCAAATACCACTCCCTGATGAAAATAGTTTGATACACTATGATGAACTTATTATGAAGATCAAGCAGGTTGAGGATCGTTTGAAGAAGACTAAAATCAGGAAGAATATCACTGAAGCTGTAAAGAGGGAAGCGGTCAAGGAGATGGCTCGGATACTAGATATGCCTCTTCGACGATTCACAATTGAGGAACTTCGTGAAAAGGGGGGTGTGATTAGAGATGAGAGGGCTTTTTACAAGAGTTACATTCAACGAACAAATCTTGTAAATCGGGAACTGATTCAGGAAATGAATGACGAGTTGGATGATTTGTATATGGCTAGGGATGATCTTCGGGTGATGTTTGGTTTGGCTTAGTATGTTGTCTTACACCACCATTTGTTACCACCAGTGTATTCGAAGATGACGTGGATGAGGGCACCGGCGATGAAGTGGAGAATGGGGGACTCTAGAGTTGGATCAACCTTATTGATACCGTAGATGAGGGTGGCATTCATCACACCTATGACGAGAGCTTCGATAGCAACATTAATAGCTGGTCTGTTCATTTAGTGTATGTAATGAAAAAAATGTTGACAAATAATAAAATGAATGTTCATTTGGAAGTTATGTTAAGATCTCTTGCGATATTTCTTTCGGTATTTTTCACGATTCGATGGGGAAATGTTCGTGGAACATGGTATGATGTGTATATGTTTGTGATGGCGGTAGTTGGTGCTATAATCGCAAATTATTATTAACACTTTTTTTCTGATATATAGTAAGTAACAATGTTTGTGGTATTATTCTTATTATTATTTGTCATATCTATAGGTGTGGGTGCATTTATGTATGTGAAAATAAACAGCGAAAAAGAGCCCGAACCAGAAACAACTTCGGGTAAAGAAAGCCCGCAGGTGAACGATCTTAGTGAACCCAAACCAGAACCCAAACCAGAACCAGTAGATTGTAAATATGAATGGTCAGATTGGTCAGAGTGTTCAACTGAATGTGGTCCGGGTACTATATCGAGAACACTCAAAATTATTGAAAAACCGCAAAATGGTGGAAAAAGGTGTCCACCATTAACAGAAACTTCTCCATGCCCTAATAGTAAGCCATGTGTTCCAATTGATTGTAAAGGTGAATGGGACAAAACAACGGGAGGTTTAATTTGGGACTATGGCGATAGTGCTTTTTATAATGTTACAGATAAAAAGCAATGTGTATATGCAAAAAGATATATTCATAAACAAAAGGCTAAATATGGTGGTAAAGAGTGTATTCTTCCAGATCGTTATCCATTAATTCCGATCTTTGAAGAGAGATTCCGCCCGGCGCCGGGATTCCGCGGCGGGGGGTGGCTTACTTACGGGCCAAAAGTGGATAAAAATGACGAATGTCCTTTGACTGCAACTTGGGATCCACCCGAAACTGTTTTCGATGGTCAATTAAATTTATCGAACTTTTAAAAAAAATAACGAGTTATTATAACATGGTAATAGTTTTAATTATTTTACTTTTAGTGTGCATTGTGTTTGGTGGGGTTTATTTTTATACAAATAGAGAAACACCAGCACCAGCACCAGCACCAGCACCAGCACCAGTATCAGCATCAGTACCAGTATCAGAACTAGAACCAGAACCAGTAGATTGTAAATATGAATGGTCAGATTGGTCAGGGTGTTCAACTGAATGTGGTCCAGGCACTATATCGAGAACACTCAAAATTATTGAAAAACCACAAAATGGTGGAAAAAGGTGTCCACCATTAACAGAAACTTCTCCATGTCCTAATAGTAAGCCATGTGTTCCAATTGATTGTAAAGGTGAATGGGACAAAGCATATGGAGGTTTTGTTTATGCGATCGCGCCGGAGTGGGCGCCTGACAAAAAGCGATGTATGTATGGGAAAAGATATATTTATAAACAAAAGGCTAAACACGGTGGTAAAGAGTGTACTTTTCCAGATGGTTATACAATAATTCCATTTCCAGGAGGAAAGAAGACCGGATCACAGGCGGGGTGGATCATGAGTGGGTCAATAATAAAGAAGAACGATGAATGTCCTTTGACTGCAGCTTGGGACCCAACAATAGATGCATTGCATGGTAATGATAAACTAATTATGTAGGACTTTAAAAAATATTGAGTTATTATAACATGGTAATAGTTTTAATTATTTTACTTTTAGTGTGCATTGTGTTTGGTGGGGTTTATTTTTATACAAATAGAGAAACACCAGTATCAGAACTAGAACCAGCACCAGCACCAGCACCAGCACCAGCACCAGCACCAGTATCAGAACTAGAACCAGCACCAGTATCAGAACTAGAACCAGATTCGGAACCAGTTCATTGTGAGTATACACTTGGTGAGTGGAGTGAGTGTTCAGCTGGATGTGCAAATCAATCGAATAAAATATACGACGATGATGGTAAACGTCGAGCAACAGTCCTTGATTACGATCCACCATCTAAAGGTGTGAGGAGACGTAGTATGACGATTACAAAAGAACCCAAAAATGGTGGTAAAAAGTGTCCAGAATCGACAAGTTCTTTATTGAGGCAGGCGTGCGTCGGAAGTTATGGAGTGTGGAAGCCTTGGACTCAGGTACAAAATGGCAAATGTGGAAACGGGCAGATTCAGAAAAAATTTGATATACTTTATAAGGGTGACGATGAAGGAAGGTCTTGTTCTTATCAATATCCAGACGAAAATATTAAGGTTGCTTGTTTAGAGAGCAGCTCTGGAAATTGGCGTAAAGATTTACGACCTGACTATGGGTGCTGGGGGAAATCACCAAGTGATTGTTATCATTTTGGTAGTGGGTACCTCACCCCCGGTGCATGTTGGCCGAAAGGTGAGAAAAAGAAATCAAGACGACCCGGGGTTGAATCAGATGAAAAATGTCCGAGTGGATCAGCGAACTGGAACGCATATAACCCTTAAGCAAAATACATTATTAGACCTAAGTGACAAAACAATCTGTAATAATTAAGTAAAAATGGAGTCTCCAATAGATCCCGAAGTTCTTATTCAATTATTACAAGAAGTTCGTTCTCTCCGCGATGAGATTGCTGATTTAAAAAATATACAACCAATTGTTGAAAAAAAGATATGCAAGGGTGTGACGGGGAAGGGTACTGTATGTAGGAATGGTGCGGCGCCCGGTTCTGATTACTGTAGAATGCATTGTGAGAAAACCGAGAGACCCGAAAAACCTAAAAAAGTCAAGAAGGCTACGAAGCTCAAAAAAATCCAACCTGAGCACACACATGCTTTGGGTGAAGAACCTATTGGTATTTGTCCATTATGTGAAACACACGGAAATGTGATGGATGATACGTTACCAGATTGTGAGTTTAAGGGGGATGAAAGTTTTGAGGAAAAGTTAAAAGAACTTTTGAAAGAAAATGTTATTGAATAGTAAGATGTTAGTGGTTGTAATAATATTTATTTTGACATTCGCCCTAATAGGTGGAGTCGTATATTTTTCCACGAAAAAGAATGAAGAACCAGAGGGTGAGACAGTTCCAAATAGTAAAAACCCTTATGATAGTGTAGACATCAAAGAACCAGCACCAGCACCAGAACCGGAACCAGAACCAGAACCAGAACCCATAGACTGTAAGATTGAATGGGGTCCGTGGTCTCAATGTTCGGCTTTATGTGTGACGGATGGTAGTGGTTCCACAAAAGGGACACAGAAACGCTCAGAAATAAAAGTTATTCAAGAACCCAAAAATGGTGGTAAATCATGTAAAGATGTTAGGAATGAAGAAGGTTACAAAGTATGTAATTCCGCTACAGCTAAATGGACTAATAAATGCACTGAGAATTGTGTTGATAAAGGAACGGAATCGCAACCTTACGTAATTACAGACCCTGGATCAGATGGAGGAGTTACATGTCCCGGTCCTAAAGTAAAAAATTGTCAAAAAGATTGTAGAGTTACTAATTATCGTAATCATTTAAAACATGTGGAAAGAAATAAATATTGTCAGTATGCGCGGGTTAGGGAGCAGACTTCTATTTCTTGTATATGGGACACGATTAACAATCAAAACTATAACGGGCTGGTGCCTAATAATTACCCATTTACGATCTCAGGTGGAAGTACTACAATAAAAGGTCCTGGAAATTACTCCCGCGGTGGTGGCAGTTGTCATCTGAGTCCTCAAAAGGCTCTGAATTGCTATTCGAAGGGTCCTAAGCCTAGTGTTTTCAAATTATACAAAGTAGAAAAAGATGGCAAAAAATATGTTAAACTACATGGCTATGGAGGGGACGAAGGGGGGCGAGGTGGTTGGTGTAGACACCGCCCGGGGAAGATGCCCATCGATCCATTATTTCACTCATCTGATGGAACAGTTCTATGTAAATATTCAACTGGTGATTTATTTCATTATTAAGGGTCTAAGGGGGCACGTTGGACTTTGGGGTCCTAAGTGAAGGGGTGTCAGGAGGAAAAGACATTCAAAAAGGGAACAGCACATACAACTATGTACACTCAAGGCTTGGGGCAACCGCGGATGAATTCTGAGGAGAGGGTTTTGGACATGATGGCACAGCTGGACGAGCACTCGGAGAAGATCCCCGAGGGCATGTACCTACAGTTCTGCGATCATCTGAATTTCTTTTACCAGAACGTTCAAAATAAAAAGAAGAGGCTGGCGGCCGAGAGAGAAGAGACGCGTCAGATGACGCAGCTGGCGGTCGAGACGGAAAGGCGGTTGCGGTTGGCGACCGCGCGGCAGGCGATCCAGGTGGAGGAAGGGCGGAGGAACATGTTCATCGACGAGGAGGAGAGAGAGGTGGTGCTGCGGGAGGCGGAACAACGCGTGGTGGCGTTTTTTGCACGGCCTCCGGGGCCTAGGAGGTGTGGGTGCTGTCGACAGTTGGGGCACAACCGTCGGACTTGCCCCCAGAGGGTTCAATGAAGCTTGGGTCGCTACGCTCCAGTCACGGCCGCGAATTGGTCTAAAATAGACATACCTCGTGCTTGATGTAGGAGGTAGACCAAATCCTTACCAAATCACGAGAGATGACGACAGCCACACAAAATGCTCCAGCCTGGGGTTTTGCGAAAAATATCAGGACG